ATGGTATAGTAGATTCGTAGGCAGTAAGCCTAAAGCAACAGAAGTAGTGGAAGGATATCAATCTTTTAGCACTCCATTTGGTAACGTAGGCAACGCCAACTTATCACTGCCTTATGTCAATGGTAGATATCAGATAGCTGGCTATATACCATTTGGCCAGGATAATATGTTCCCTGAGCTACTTAATCAGCTATACTATACATCACCATTGCACGGTGCCATTGTGGACTTCAAGACCAATGCAATAGTCGGAGGAGGGTATACTCTTGAGACTGCTAAGATGTCCAATGAGGATAAGTTGAAGCTGTATACCTTTGAGAAAAAGATGAAGCTCAACAAGACCAGCAAGGCTATAGCTCAGCAGTTGATAGTACACCACAGAGTTTACTTCAAGTTATGCTATAATAAGAAAGGTGAGCTGTACAAGATAGAGAATGTATCACCTGAGAAGGTGAGAGTGGCCAGAGATAAGATAACATACTTCATGTGTGATGACTGGTCAGCTCGTATTGATATAGTACCTATCAAGAAAGCACATCCTGCCAACACTGACCTTGAGCAGTTATATGTATATGAGATAATGACCCTGGGCCAGGAGTGGTATTCACTACCTCAGTACACATCTGCTTTGAACTTTGCCTTCCTATCTGGTGAGCTTAGCTACTTCGCTAAGAGTAACATACAAAACTCAGTGTTCCCTTCCTTTGCTATGATGTTCCCTAAGAGACCACAGTCAGAAGAGGAGAAACACATGATCAAGCAAACCATTGATAGGTTGAAAGGTGCAGCTAATGCCGGCAAGGCTGTGGCATTCTTTGCTAACAGTCAAGATGCACTACCAAAGATAGAGCCATTGCCTACCAACAGCAATGATAAGCTCTTCCATGAGGCCTCTGCACTCAATACTGAGCAGATATGTTTCTCACATACCATTGACCCTATCTTGATGGGAGTAAGAACCACAGGAGCACTTGGTGGTGGAGCTGATATCAAGCAGGCATACGTTGTATTTGAGAAGAATGTAGTGATGCCATTGAGAGACCAGGTAGAGGAGATAGTGAACGAGCTATTGGCACTGGCTAAGATACCAGGTGTGTACATGATTAACAACTTCCAGATAATAAATGAGACTATTGTTGAGATAGAAGGAGATGCATCTAAGACAGCTGATGCCATCAACTCATTGAGTCCATTAGTAGCTACCAAAGTATTGAATGCAATGACTCCGAATGAGGTTAGATCACTTGCATCCCTACCTCCTATAGAAGGCGGTGATATAATACCAACAGAAACACCTGCACCATGATATACTTTATAACAGAGACCTACCTCAAGACCAACACACCTATCACAGCTAATGTGGATGTAACAGATGTTACACCATACATAGCTACACAGGCTCAACTTAGAGTAATGCCTATCTTAGGAACAACATACTACAACTATCTACTGGCTGCATACAACGGTCAGACGTTGACAAATGATGAGGAGGCACTTGTTGCCTTCATACAGCCAGTGATTGCATGGAGATCAGCAGAGGATGCTGTCTTTGGCTTGACATACCAACTCAAGAACAAAGGACTACAGACTCAATTCGGTGACTTCTCTGCATCTGTTAGCCGTAGTGAGGTTGCATTTGGGATGGAACACTATGCACAGAAGGCTTCGTTCTTTGAGCAGAGGTTGATTAGGTACTTGATAGCTAATAAGGACTTATATCCTGGCTTCACTTCCCCTACCAACAGAGATACTGACCTTAGGCCTATGATTGACAGATGCGATTGTGACTGTGTAGGCCAATGCCATAGTGGATGCCCATGTGGTGGGATGAGAGAGAACGGATACAACAACTCAATACTGATATTGTAATGGACTTTAATGAAATAGCCTTCACGATTATAACAATACTGATCTCTGGTGTAGCATACTTCCTTAAAGGGGTGCACTCAGATATCAAAGCATTAGCAGAAGAGCAGAAGAGAATTATTGAGACTCAAGGAAGGCTCAAGGGTAAGATTGAACTGGTTGACAATGAGTCCAGGTTCAAGTATGAGGCCATTGAGAAGATGACTCAGCTTGAGATTAAGCACCTGGCAGAACAAATCAGTGAGCTAACTCAGTCAGTAAAGAAACTAATAGAAGTACAATTAACAAGATGAGTATGAAAGAAAGATGGTCAGCTCCCACTCCTAAGTTCTGGAAGAGAGTGCAGAGAATAGCAATCACAGTAGGTGCTGTAGCAGGTGTTATCATTGCTGCACCTATCACATTGCCAGCGGCATTAGTAACTGTGGCAACATACGCTATCACAGCTGGTACTGTAGCGGCAACCTTATCACAACTAACAATAGAAAGCAATGAGCAACGTTAAGAGTTACACTGATAAGCAATTACTTGATAGAGTCAAGTCACTACCTACCTATAAGAACATCCCAGCTGATATGTGGCTGTTGTTTGTTAGGTCAAATGAGGATGGCAACAACATCTTTGATGACAAGTGCTACATTTTCAAGGGCTCATCCTTCCAATTTGTAACAAGTTGCACGACAAATAAAGGCAATAAAGGGACTGCTGTAATGGAAGCAGACCAATGGAACTATGACTCGTATGCATACGGTAAGCACAGAGGCAAAATGGAGGCTCTTAGACAGATTAAAGGCGTTCCATACAGGCGTGACTATACCAATGATGGTAAAACCAACCCTACAACGGCTGTAATGACTGATTTAATATTCCTTAATATCCATGGAGCAACATATAACAAGGGTAGTCAACAAGTGGCAACACAAATTGGCGGCTGGTCAGAGGGATGTTTAGTCCTTAACAACAACCCAGAGTATGAACGCATGGTAAAAATGGCAAAGGATCAACCCAGAGTATCAATAGTTTTATTAAATGAGTTCTAATATGGCAAAGAAAGTAGGCAGACCTAAGAAAGTGGATCTAATCATAGAGACCAACAAGGCAGAGATAGAATACCACAAGGATGGCACTAATCATGACCTTAAGTATGACGGCAAGAAGGTAGATGTGCACATCACAAAGGATGAGACTGGCACTAAAGTAGAGGTAGTATCTGAGAATAAGTTTCTCAAAGCTCTTGCAACCTTAGCTTCTAAATTCATAGTCAAAAGATTCAAGAAGAAATAGTACCTTTGTGTTAACATATATATAAAACGTGTTAACGAAAAATAGATTTGATTAACAGTACCTGCATACTTACCATTAGAACAGTTAGCAGGTCATTCTAATACACCTCCTATGCCTATCAATGATGCACACTTAGGAGGTTTTTTTTATGTCTAAATTATCCCGTTTTATCCCGTCCAGACCTAATATTCTTATTTAGAATGGTTATAAATTACAATTATTTTCAACAGATTGTTAATTATTATTTGCACGTATGGAAATTATGACTACATTTGTAAGGTAATCAATACGGAAAAATATGAAAAAGTTTATTAAAGAATGTGAAGAGTGCCAAGGAAATGGCAGAACTTACACCAACAGTACATGGGATAATGACCCTCAATATGATGTATCTTATGAATGCAAGTATTGTGAGGATGGCTATGTACAAGACAGCGAAGCACTCAATGAAGCTATTGAGGATGCTCAGTGGATGATTGATGGTATGATCACCAGACTTAGGATGACATCAGACAACATCAAGATGGTTGCTAAGTTTGAGATGCTACCAGACTTTACTGCCAGCTATAAAAACAGACTGCACACACAGGCACGAGCACTTGCAAGACTTGAGATGTACAAAGCTAACCTTCAAAACTTATAATTATGACAGAGAATCAGAAAGCAATACGTGATACCCTTATAATGGGTGCACTATTTATGGTAGTTACTATAGTACTAACTATCATAGGAGTTATAGGATGATTAATTTAGCATACATCAACGGGTGGGACAGGTTCAATGAAAGCCTGTACTACCGTTACCTTAAAGCAATAAACAATGTGGACAGTACACTATCGAGTATACACTCAAGGAGCCTGGAGGATAACCAGCAAGAACGTAGAAGCAGACTCATCTGCTCAAGCAAGGCAAAGAGCCGATGTGTGGGAGGGATTAATAATCAAAGTAAATAGAATATGAAGACAGCAGTAGAATGGTTTATAATAAATTTAATACAAGTATGCGGTGCTCCACCAGAAGGAACATGGAAGGAAGCTGAAAATCTTTTACAACAAGCCAAAGAAATGGAGAAAGAGCAGATTATTGATGCTTGGAATACAAAGTCAAAAATTGATGGAGTATTAACATATACAGATAATAGAACAGCAGAACAATACTACAACGAAACCTTTAAATCAGAATAGAATGAGCACAAAAGACAAAGCAACAGACATCTACACCAGGTCAATCAGGCTGCATGGTTTAATAGAAGGCAAGCAACACGCTATTGACTCAGCTGTGGCAATCCAAACATTGGCCACATACGATCAGCAGAAGTACTGGAAGGAAGTGATAACACTAATACAAAGCAAATGACAAGAACAATGACAACCTTAGTACTGGCTTATAAAGCCTTGTATTATACAACAAGATACTCATGAATCAACTTAAGATGTACAGGTGCATCAGACTAATGGAGCTCCTGCAAGATACTCCCAGACAAATCTACACCATTGCAAGGTACTTGGGAGTGAGTGACAGGACAGTCTACAGATATTTTAACCTATACAAGGAGTTAGGTTATACACTTGAGAAGGATAGTAATAATAAATATAAATTAACGAAATGAAGACAGCAGTAGATTTTTTATGGCAACAAGTATTGTCAGGTGGTAAGGATAAAAAAACTGGAGATGAACATTATCAATTTCCAAATGGAGCTATGCAACAAGCCAAAGAAATGGCAAAAACAGAAAAATTAAAGCATCAATTATTCATAGGTAAAGTATCTGAAATAATTGGATTTGATAAAACACTTGAGTTACTAAAAGAATGTAATAACGAAATATCATGAAACAGTACAGAGTATGGCTTGAGGATGCCATTGAGGAGGAGTTAGGATTTTGGTGGTATTGCTGGCTGGATGCAGATGGCTTCCTCTATGATGAGAACTACCCTAATGAAGAGAGAGATACCATGCAGTGGTACATTGATAACGGTTATAAAGTGGAGGAAGTAATATGAGAGAGTTAGCTATGATTAGTGCAGCAGCAGGAATGGTTATGATTTTAGTGATATTAATAACTAATTACAATGATAGAAGAAATAATTGAACACATCAGAGAGCATGAACTGGCTAAGCCAAGCAGAGCAAGAGAGTATGTATACAGAAGGGCATTCATTTGCTACCTGCTACGCAAGCAAGGATGGACTCTGCAAAAGATAGCGGACCTATTCAACAGAAACCATGCTACCATCATGCACTCTATTGTTGTGCACAACCAGTTCATGCAACATAAGGACACGATCTACTTATCATACATCCAGATGGAGATACAACTGTTTGAGCCAGTGATTGAGGTGAAGAGAAACATCTATGATGACATCTTGAAGTGCAACAACACCACTGACTTAAAAATAATTAAGGAGATGATTGCTAATAATGAATATTATTAAGTATCTTAGCAACGCTTTAACCCGATTGATTATCCGAAAGACCCTCCTCCTTGATTGGCTGGAGGGTTTTTTGTGCTCAAAAGTACACTTAGTACACTTTGATTGGCTCCCTATACTATGTGTATTTTATTTTTTAATATATATATTTATTTTTATTTTTATTTTCATTTCCTCTTTTTGTAAAAATGTCAAAAAAACAGTTCAATGTGTACTATTGGCTCTGTATCCTTTGTTACTATTGACTTTTTTATAGTACACATTGCAGTACACTTTAAAAATTATCTAAAAATATACAACGTATTAAAATAAATTACTATATTTGCAGAGGGGTTGTCGGAGGCATCCACTTAAAAGGTTTACTCGTTCCTTTCCCCCCTTTTTTTTATAACGAGTAATTAAAAACTAGACTATGAAAGTAGATTTTTACAAAGACAAACAGTCTGTTATACCTATTGGTAGAGCAAAAGACGTTATTTATTACCTTGAGCGTATCAGATACGGTGAGGTAAAAGAAACCATTGAGGCACTAAGAGCTGAGCTGGATAAACCAAAGAGAGACCTTATAAAAGGATCACTATCAGCAGTTACATTCTGTGGTACATTCACCAGGAGAGCAAAGACTGGACTCAAGGAAGCATCTGGACTGGCAATAATTGACTTTGATAAGCTAAAATCATTTGATGATGTTAAGCTATTAAAGGATAAACTATCCAAAGACCCTTATATATTCTCAGCTTGGGTATCTCCTTCTGGTAATGGACTCAAAGCCCTGGTTAAAATTCCTATAGTAGCAGATAATGAAGACTACAATAGGAGATACAAGGCAATATACAACAATTATAAGTGGGTCAATGATGAGTTTGGTGAGAATACTATTGATACCAGCGGTCAAGATGTATCCAGGTTATGCTTTGAGTCTTATGATACTGACCTATTTTTAAATATCGAATCTAATTTATTTGAAGAGTTTATACCAGAGGATAAAGTAATTGATCCCTCAACACTTGGCTCAGTAACTAACATACCTATCCAGGATCAAGATGACATTGCTAATAGGTTGATGGTATGGTTTAAGAAACATTACAACGGCTCACAAAGAAACAACTCATATCATAAACTTGCCAAATCATTTAATGACTTTGGTGTTGAGCAGTCAACATGTGAATCTTACATCCTGCCAAATGCAGAGAAAGACTTTCCAGAAAGTGAAATAAAAGCATTGATTGCATCTGCTTATAAACACACAGCAAAATTTAAGACTCAGTTCTTTGATGACAAAGAAACGAAAGGCAAGATAATTGGTAGCGCTAAGATTGGTAAGTCAGATAAAGAGATATTTGAGATGTTCCCAACCATTGAGCCTAAATTTATTAAACTTGAAATTGACTCAGCCAAATCAACTATTGACCTGGAGCAGTTTTGGTCTCATGATGATAAGGGCAAAATGAAAGTATCACCTCACAAGTTTAAGTTTTATCTTGAGCACAATAATTTCTTTAAACATTATCCTATAACTAACTCAAAAACATTCACTTTTATCTATAAGGATGATAATTTTGTTGATGAGGTATCTGAGTATTGGATAAAAGACTACGTACTTAAGAAACAAATGGAGAGCCTACACTTTGAGGTGTATGATACACTGGCTGCATCTACCAGGTCATTCACTCCTGCCTACTTATCTATGCTTGATACTGCACAATTCACAGTTGAGCAGGATGGTAAGGACTTCGCCTGGATATATTACAGAAATTGTGCTCTAAAAGTTAATAAAAATAACGTTGAGAAGGTAGAGTATAAAGAACTTGACGGCTTTGTGTGGAAAAAACAAGTGATTGATAGAGATTTTATTGATGCTGATCACCATGACTCAGAGTATAGAACCTTTATATGGCTTTGTTCCTCTCAAGATACTGAGAAATATGACTCATTAAAGTCAGTCATAGGATACTTAATGCACTCCTTTAAGACTGCTGCTAATAATAAAGCAATAGTATTCAATGATGAGACTATGTCTGAGAATCCAAACGGAGGAAGTGGCAAGTCACTCTTCTGGAATGCTTTGAGCTACATCAAGAAAGTAGCATCTATTGATGGTAAGACCTTTGAGTTTACCAAATCCTTCCCTTATCAAGCTGTTCCTGTTGATACTCAGTTGTTGGTATTTGATGACGTTAAAAAGAACTTTAACTTTGAGAATCTATTCTCACTTATAACAGAAGGAATCACACTTGAGTATAAAGGCCAGGATGCAATCAAGCTACCAGTGACTAAGTCACCAAAGATTGTGATTACAACCAACTACACTATCGGAGGCCTTGGAGGAAGTTTTGAACGTAGAAAATTTGAGGTAGAAATGAGCTCATTTTTTAATTCAAACAACTCACCACTTGATCACTTTGGCCACATGCTATTTGATGACTGGGATGAGTTAGAGTGGGCTCGATTTGACCACTTCATGATTAACTGTTTGACTTACTACCTTCAACATGGACTTGTTGACTTTAAGCACAAGAACTTAGAGAATAGAAAGTTAGTGAATGAGACATCTGCTGAGTTCCTGGAGTGGATAAAAGAAACAGATGAGATAACAGAAGGAAATCGTATCAATAAGAACTTAGTGTTTGATAAGTTTATTGATGAGAATAAGGACTTTAAGCAGTGGTTGAAACAAAAGAGATTTACATCTTGGATACAGAGATACTGTGAGTTCTATAATAAAGAATATACAGAAGGAAATAGCAATGGTACAAGATGGTTTCAGATTGATAGCATCGCAACAAGTACAGAGGTGAGTCCACAGCCACCAGAAGATGATTTTACAGCAATTAATGAAGCACCTTTCTAATGGAACAAGAACGAATAAACAAATGGCCTTATGCTTATGATGAGCATAACAACCAGGTGAGTATATTAGAGGCCATAAAATTAAGCAAGCGTGATTGGTATGGACTGCCTGATAAACAGATAAAATTTAAACCATATTTTAATAATCAAACACCTCACTGGAAGCTGACTAAAGATGCATCCTTTGTTATCAATGGAGTTATTACTGACTTCTCTAATTTTATAGATGAGTCCTTTGAGCATAAAGACTTTAAAGGTAAAATAATAGAGCAAAAATACTTTATTTACAAAGGCCACAATGTGTTAATTGATAACGCTAATCCAGAAGTTGTGCTTGAAGGTAGTAGATATAGAGCAGATGTTAAAGCTAACCTGCTGGATGGTACTGAGTGCATCATTGAAGTGATAAAATCAAGTGACTTAAGTGAAAAAAAACAAGAATTTATTGATAAGAATCAAATATTAACATTTAAAATTTACATAGATGACAAAGGAAATCAAATCCATGGAAGAGATAGTATCACTGGAAACACAACTATTGAACAAATTGCTACAAGAGTACATGACGGAGAAGGAAAAATTGCAGAGCTTAGAGGGAAGTTTATCAGAATCACAAAAGAATTACATCCATCAAAAGAAGATATTGGATATAAATTACAATCTCATAAAAGAACAATTGAAATTGAAATTGAAATTGAAAAAAGAAGATTGCTTTCAGAATTACAAGAATATGAATCCCAATTACGAGAACCAATTAGAGATTTTGAACAGTATCAAAAAGGAACATCAAACGCAGTTAAACTTATTGAAGAGTATAGAGAAAGAATACAATCAGTCAGTGATCAACTCAAAGCCAATGAAAGAGAAATTGAACGACTTGAGAATGAAATTAGACTCTGTAAGTCATTGGAAAAACAGGTATCAAAAGTTGCAAAAGATTTGCCAACAGAATGGTTTGGATATATCCCAGTTGGAGTCAATAAATTAAATCAAATATTATACATGATATCATGAACAAAACAAATCAACAACTACTCAAGGCACTCGAGCTGGAGGACTTGAGACTTAAGTATCCATCCCTGGATGAGAAGTACATGGCCTTCACTAAGTGGAGTGATAACTCAGCCAACGCACTGACTAAGTGTGTGATTGCTTACATCACCTACAAAGGAGGTCAAGCTGAACGTATCAGCTCTCAAGGGCAGTACAGGGAAGGAGCTAAGATACAAGTAGGCACAGGTGAGATTGCTTACCATAAGCAGCTGCCTGGCAAGTGGACACCAGGACAAAGTACTAAAGGCACTGCTGACATCTCATCTACCATTAGAGGGAGGTCAGTTAAGATAGAGATTAAGTACGGCAAGGATGTACAGTCACAGGTGCAGAAGGAGTATCAAGCATCCATTGAAAGAGCAGGAGGTGTGTATATCATTGTGAGGTCGTTTGATGAGTTTGTGGTGTGGTATGAACAATTTACAGAAGGGATATGAGTGCAAAAGATAAGGCAAGAGAGTTAGTTGATACCTATAGGATAATGCTAATGAACAGTGATACTGAATGTGGTGAAGAGA